GGTTTTGAACCAAATTATTCCGATCCTTTAAAAGATTGATATTTTCAGGATGTCCAAATATCAGAGGATCAGAAACAGACCATAGAACTATACCATATTTTTTGCAATCCCAACCTAAATGTTGAAAAAAAGAATCGCAAGATATCCATGTCTTGCACTCATTGACAAGCAATCGCAATTCGGATAATGATAAATTCTTTCTAAAATCTTTAACTAATTGTTCTTCACCTTTTATGCCAACTTGAACTATAGGTTCTTTAATTAGTCTAATGAGTTCCTTCCAATAAGGATAATTCTTTGGATTAGTTTTATTATTTCTTAAAGCTTTAGAATAAGGACTAATAATAATCATAGATATAACTTTCTATAAGCATCTTCTAAAGTTCCTGTCCAATTCCATTGCGCCATTTTCTTATAAATACTCCATTGATCTATATCACCAAACAAAGCTTTAGCTTCAGCGATTGATTTGCCTGGCACTATTTCAGGATAGCAAGTAAACACTTCTGTATTCTTTAAGTCAGGCATGACATGGCTAAATACAATATGATCGCCCATACCACAATTAAGCACTACAATCTTTTTGTCTTTATAATTAATTGTATTTCTAAATATTTGCTCATCTTGTTCGTATAACTTTTGATTTGTTTCTGATCTAATTCCGCCTTGTGGATTTTTAAGATGCCAAGTGGTTGCATTAGGAACGGCTAATACTTTATAGCCTTTTTGAAATAGTCCGTAGGTAAATAAAGTTTCTTCTCTATGCGCTACTCTTGAAAGCCCAAGATTATAATCATGCACACCAGCTCGGTAAAGAAAAGAACAATGAAGATGCTGGACTTCTTTTACTTTGTGAATAAATGACCATTGAATATTAGGCTCTGTATTAATATCTTCTATTTTTCCTGTAGGTTTAGATTCTTGAAACTTTAATGGTGGAGTTAATATTGCTCCACCAACTGCACCTACACTTTTATGAGTATAATTAAAGAGTGTTTCTAGGACATTGGGTTCGGGTATTGCATCATCATCCACTCGCCACACCCAATCAAATCCCATTGAATTAGCCATTTGATGAATATGATGCTGACCTTTTTTTTCCGCCCACTTCCACTCCCATTCAACACCTTTTAATTGTAGCATTTGGAAAAAGTATTGATATAAGAAATCATTTCTCATGTCCTGTGGCTCATCATTATCATCAAAAATAATGAGTTTGTCGGGCAATTTTGTCTGATTAATTATAGAGTTAAGAGCTAAAGGTAAAGTAGTTTGATAACGACCTCTAGTAGCTATAGAACAAAAAACTTTATTCACGATCCCAGCTCATTATCATAAGATTAAATTTATTATGCTCATTGATTTCAGGTAAAATTTCTGAAATATAGCCATGCTCATTAATATAATTGTATTTAAAGTCGGGAAAGTGTGATTCATTTAAGCCATGAAGTTTATGGTGTTCGCCCCAAAATCCAATAGGCTCATTGTGCGGAGTTGTTAATAAAAGCCTTTTACAATGTTGCTTTAACATTTGAGCTATTTCAAGTCCGTTATCTAAATGCTCAATCAACTCAAAAGCAATTATGGTGTCGTATTGAGCTAAAGGGTAAGTGTTAATATCAGCTAAAGAAAAACATGCGTTTAAGCCCCATTCCTGTTCGCGTGCGACCTCAATAATAACAGGATCATAATCTAATCCTATATAGTTTGAATCATTTGGAAAGAATTGAGAGCCGTAACCTGTAGAGCAGCCTATTTCAAGAATATTTTTGCCTAATAGATTGCGGTTAGCCCATAGATAACGAGTGGCTTCTCTAGGATAGACGGGATCGCCTTTTAGAAAAACTGCTCGCTCATAATTATTTGTTAATAAAAATCTATAATGATTTGGATCATGCTTTTTAAAGTATGCCAAAGCGTCTTGTGTTGTCTTGTCCATATTAATCCTTTATTTTGGATATATTGCTAATACTCTATCACCTGAAGTTAATGCAGTTGTTGTAAATGTAGTGCCACCGCCAACTGTGCAATCAGTTCCATTTACTAATATAACACCATTTACTGATACTTGTATTTTGCTTGCAGTATAAGTTTGTGTTGTTGTAAATGAAGTTTGAGCCGCAGTTGCAGTATAAGCATCATATATTAATGATGCAGTTATAGTTCCTACATTAACTGTATAAAAAGCAATTGCTTCAACAACATCATTAAGTGTAGCACCTGTAGTCAAAGTAAATGAAGTGCCATTAGTTGCAGTATAATCTGTGCCTAATTTTAAGAATGTTCCATTTTGGAATACTTCTAAATAGCCAACAGTATAAGCAACAGTAAATACAGTTTGAGAAGCAGTTGCCGCAAATTGAGTTCTAGTATAAGTAGCATTTAAAGCCGCTCCGCTATAACCTGAATAACCACTGATACCTGAATATCCTGAATAACCTGATATTCCTGAATAACCACTAAAACCCGATCCACTATAGCCTGAAAATCCTGAAGCTCCATTAGCTCCACTAAAACCGCTAATACCTGAAAATCCATTAATACCACTATAGCCTGATAAACCTTGTGCGCCACTAAATCCTGAATATCCACTAATACCTGAAGCGCCTACTGCACCTGAATAACCACTTATCCCTGATGCTCCATTGATGCCTGAATATCCACTAAAGCCACTTGTTCCATTAGCTCCGCTAATTCCTGAATAACCACTAATTCCGCTTGCACCTACCGCACCGCTAAATCCGCTATAACCTGATGCACCATTAGCTCCGCTAAATCCTGAAGTGCCACTTGCACCATTAATACCTGAATAACCTGAATCACCTTTTAATCCACTGTATCCACTAAAGCCACTGTAGCCTGAAAGACCAGGCGTTCCAACTTCACCACTATAACCGCTATAACCTGATTGACCTACAAATCCGCTATAACCGCTAAATCCTGACCATCCACTTATTCCGCTATAACCTGAATCACCGATTAAACCTGAATAGCCACTATAGCCACTATAACCTGAAGTGCCTGGAGTTCCTACTTCACCACTGAAACCTGAATAACCACTGAAGCCTGAAGTTCCTACTGCTCCGCTATAGCCACTGTAACCACTAAATCCTGAATAGCCTGATATACCATTAATGATTGCTAAAAATAATTGATGATTGTTTGCAAATCCTGTCGTGCCTGTGCCGCTAGATGAAACTAAAGATACGGGAACAGTCCAATAACTATTAGAAGTGCCTGGATTAATATTTGTTGGTGTTCCATTAACTAACCAAATTTGGTTGTTTGAGCTTACATTTCTATCTTGAATAGTAAATTGTTCGGTGTTTTCTAATCCAGCCAAGAAAATATCAATGTCAGTATTGTCTTCAGTTAAATGGTCAATATTAATTTGAGTGCCAAGAATTTGCACTGCATTGTTCCATAACAAATGACCATTAGTTGGCTGACCGCTATAAGCAGTAGTATCAGCTTTATATAAGAATAAACTTGATGATCCGCCTGTAGCACCTTGAATACCTGAATATCCACTGTAACCTGATTCGCCACTAAATCCACTTGTGCCACTAAATCCACTGATGCCACTCCAACCACTAAAACCTGATATGCCTGAAGCACCAACCATACCACTCCAGCCACTAAAACCTGAATCGCCTGAAGCACCGACTTCACCTGAAAAACCACTGTATCCACTGTAGCCTGAAATACCTACTTCACCACTGAAACCTGATTCACCGCTCCATCCACTGTAGCCTGAAATTCCTGAAGCACCGACCTCGCCTGACCAACCGCTAAAGCCTGAATCACCTGATACGCCATCTTGACCTGAATAACCTGATTCACCATTGATACCGCTAAAGCCTGATATACCTGAAAATCCTGATTCACCTGACCATCCACTTATTCCTGAATCGCCACTAAATCCACTGATACCTGAATCGCCACTGAATCCTGAATAACCGCTATCACCTTGCGGAACAAATAAAGTCCAAAGATAAGGTGTATAAGGCGGTTCAGGCTGACCAGGAGGAACAATTCCATTTGCAATATAAGTATTGTTATTATAAGTAACAATGTCATTTAAATTATATCCAGCAAAAGGATTCCAAACGCCTTGAAAATATAATCCAATACCTGAATACCCGCTAAAACCTGATTCACCTGAATAACCACTTTCACCTGACCAACCTGATATACCACTAAAACCATTAATGCCACTGTAGCCACTTAAACCATTAATACCACTAAATCCTGACCAGCCTGAAATACCTGATTCACCACTCCAACCGCTTATGCCTGAATCACCGCTATATCCACTAATGCCGCTATCGCCACTAAAACCTGATATACCACTATCGCCTGAATAACCACTTATGCCTGAATCACCACTCCAGCCACTAATACCACTAGCACCTGATTCACCACTAAATCCTGAAATACCACTATCGCCTGACCAGCCTGAAATACCGCTATCACCTGAAAAGCCTGATATGCCACTATCACCGCTAAATCCTGATATGCCCGAATCACCGCTAAAACCTGAATAACCTGATTCACCACTGAATCCGCTTTCGCCAGGTGGTCCTACAATTTGACCAACATTAGTCCATGATGATCCTGTCCATACATATAAATCACCATTAGATTGAACAATATATGCGTCATTAAGATTTCCGCTTGGTGGTAAATCTTCAGGAGTAGCTACAGAACCAATAACATTAATTGAAGTTCCTTGCTCACCACTGTATCCTGATTCACCACTAAATCCGCTATAGCCACTATAACCACTAGCACCTGAATAGCCTGAATAGCCAAAACCACTATAACCTGAAAATCCTGAATAACCTGAAGCACCTGATGATCCAGCAATACCACGATCAATCGTGATTTCAGTTGCAGAAGTAGGTGTTACATTGACAGTTAAATTATTACTATCAACAACATCAATAGAATAATTAGCCATGTTAGTTCACCACGCCATCTGATCTAACTAGGAATAATAAAAAGATAATCATATCTTGAGCGGGAGTTGAACCTGAAGATGGAAAACCAATTTTAATACGACCACTAAAGCCTACACAATTTTCAGCATTAATGTCGAGTTGAGGATCGCTATCAATAACATCCCAAGTGGATTCATCAATAACTAAAGTAAAAGTGCCTGCCGCGCCATCAACATTTTCAATGCTTAATGAAACGGGATCAGGTGGTGGTGTGTAATCAGCTATGTCAAAGGTAAGACCATAACGACTATCATGGATATTAGTAACTGATCTGCGAATAATAGTAGCATCTATAGTAGCGTCTGTTAAATCAACAGGAGTGCCATCAGAATTAAATGCTAAATTCCAAAAAGTTTTTTGATTATAAACAAGTTCGCCAGCAATAATTTCATTATCAAAGCCCGACACTTGTTGAAGTGTATTTTTATTAAAGATAGCCATTTGGTTTCCTTACAAGGTTAATAACGCAAGCATCTCTCTGACGCAATGCGATGGTTTTATCTTATTTAAAGTTTTGTGTGTTTAAAACCGCAATTAATTCTTCAACATTTTTTACTTCTTTAATTGCAGTTTCAAGTCTATTTGATTCTGTAATTATAGCACTTCTTTTATCTGCAATGTCTGTAGGAATATCAATATTTCTTTCAATCTTACGAATAACATACCAATCTGTAAAAGCTAGTAATTTGTTAGTTGTATCTTTGATTTGTGCAACAAAGTTAGTTTTAAGACCTTTAGTAACTGATCCATCTTCTTCTTCTTTGTCATCAATTGCTTTAGGTAAATTAACATCCCAATAAAATCTGTTATCAAAAACTTCAGGATCAGCTACTTCAGTAAGACCAATAGCTTCTTTTTCCTCTGCGCTTGAAAGGTTAAGCCAATTAGCAGGATATTGATTTCCATCTTTATCTGCAAAAGCTACACCTTGTTGAATTGTTTTTCCGTCTAATAAAAAAGCCATTTGTTACTCCTTAAAAAGCATTACTATTTTTGAATGGGTTAGCCGCAAATGCCATAAATATTAATGTTCCTGAAGCATTAACCGCATTATTTGACCCTCTAATTTTAAATCCATTAGAAAGAATATCTATAACATCATAAATTGTGCCTGTGCCTTCAGCAAGACTTAAATCGGCATATAAAACCAAATTGGTTAAATTATAACTAGGTCTTGCAGAATCAAATATCATCCAATCATTAGCAGTTCCTGTGCTTTTAATCATTATAAATTTAGGTCTAAATCCACAATATACAAAAGGACCATCATTAGAAAGATTACCTGTGTAGCTTCCGAATTTGGAAAACCCTGCTATTTCTGCCCAACAATAAGCTACTTGTGTAGAACTTCCTTGATTTCCTAATGAACCATCCCCCAAACTAAATACAGTTGAAGTAGGGCTTGTATTATTAAATGCACTAGAACTAGCTGCTGAAGCATTTGTTTGGTTAAGTCTTAAGTAATTTGTATTTCCTAAACTTGTATGATAAACCATC